TTGTAATGAGATTCTTTTGTAACATCATATTTTTTTAATTTTTCAGATTTTAATCTGCCTATGTACTGACTAACTAAAGGATAGAGGGAAGGGTTTTGTAACTTACTAGCAGAGACATAGGCAGAGTTAGGATCATAACCCGCTTCGATAGCGCATTCAGTAGCGGTTCTTCTACCTTCATTGGCTACAACTAGATTAGCGAATTTGATTTGTTTTTCTGTAAGTCTTTTTGGTAAACCCATGACTTGCATTATAGGATATATTTGGTATATGTTCAAGCATGGTATCAGGAAAGCTATTAAGACAGGTCTTAGATAAGTTTATGAAATCACCGGTGGCCCAGGAGGCCAGAGTCCAGGTGTGTTTACCTGACGGTAAATATTACGACATCCAAGATATTAAATTAATGGAAAACAAAATACTTGGCGTGCGTGAGACTCATAGATTGGTCATGACATTGTATACTTCTAACTGGAATATGGGTGAAGTTATTAAAAAAATTGATTAGCCAGAGAACAACTCACTTAGCCTAAAAAATGATTAAAGGTGAGACTAAATTTTGGCATGAAATTAAAGCGTTCAATATTAAAAATAATTGCAAATTATCATTTACACGCGTGGAAAATAGTGCTGCACATGGGACTCCTGATCTATTGGGGTATAATAATTCTGGCCACTTTTTCACTGTAGAACTTAAGTTAAGTTTGGCTAATAAAATTCGATTCTCTCCGCACCAAATTGGCTTTCATCTAACTCATCCAAACAATAGTTTCATCATGCTAAAGACCCTCGGTCCTTTAGCCATAAAACTTTATGAGGGAAGGTATATAGAAGATTTAATTAAGGGGAAGGCAGAACCGTGTGCCACGGGCATGCTGTCAAGTCTTAAATTTTTACAAAAAGTTTAGCGTCCTACAATATCCTATGTCCAAGGTCAACGGCCAAAGTGTCGCGGGCCAAGAGAAGAGCTTGTGGGCGGGACCCACCCAGGCCTGCGGCCTGTGGCTTGCGGTTCATGGTGCGTGCTTGCGGGCGGGACCCTCCCTATTTTTTTATTTCTGCTTGAGGGCTGGTGGAATACAACCAGCCCTGAAGATTTCTAATGTTGACCATAAGAAATATTTTTAATTTTTGGATTCCAGCATTGTCTGCAGCTGCCGCATTCATTGTTTTGTTTTGGAGCTGGACACATGACACTTGTTGCACCAAACCATGGCTGGTCCTTAGTGACAACACTTGAAGAGTTAGGCCAGGAAGCAGGCGCCCGCTGGTCAACCATGGGCGCACTGAACCTTATGACTAAATTGTCAGGCTTGCTGTCTAGATGGTCCTTGATCCAGGCCTCTCTAGTTGGCATCCAATGCTTTTTTGAAGGTGTGAGCTTGCACACTTCATAAATTTTTTGTAAGTGATTTAAATCTTGTACATCGCCGCTGTCGTGCCATCTGAACACGTCCGGTTTTTTACTGTTGATCAGGTGAGCCATTGCCTGGACCCAGTCCGGGCTCTTCAATGCTGCCAGCCTCCTGTACTGTGCATCTTGGACAACCTTAAAAACATAACAACCTTTGAGCGCGTAACAGTCATAACAAACAGAGCCCGGAACCTTCTGAAGCTTGCCGCCGGTCTTGCACTCTTTGGCAGGTAAACCAATTGACCAGCCAGGCATTTTTGAAGGCTTGCTTAAGCCTCCAACCAATACCCATGCTTGTGCCGTGTTTAAATTTTTATCTTTCATGAGTCTAATATAGGTTATTATAGGATATTGTCAAGATCTTAAAAATTTTTTTTCTGTGAAGTGCTTGTGGGCGGGACCCACCCTAAAAAATAAAAACTTAAAAGGGGATCAGTAGGAAAGTGCTAGCATTTTGCATAGGACGTTTCCTATTTCCCACTGATCCCAGACCCATTAGTCCTGTTCCGCCGTTAGCTAGTATCGGTAACCTGCGAGAGTATTAACTAGCACTCCAAGTCGCAGTTTAGGTCACGACAACCAATGGATCAGGGATCAGCAGGGGCGATTACTCGCCCCTAACTTTAATTTTATCTTCTTACTGAAGCACGCTTCAGAATTGTGTCCACAGCATTAAGATCATCGAAGCTGATATATGGAAAACCAAAACCATCTCTTCTCTGTCTCATCGCTACTAGTCCCAACGCAGAAAGTCCTTTTTTCATTTCTTGAACTTTCTCTTTTCGGTTGAGTCCAGAAGCTTTTCTAGCTAGGACTTTTATTATTTTTCTTACTTTTAACATAAGACTTACACTATATCATAATATCCTATAATGTAAAGGACAATATTGTCGCACCCAGAGAAGAGCATGTGGGCGGGTCCCACCCATATAAAAAAATAAAAATTTTTTTCTTTTTAGGGCTTGACAGAATATCCTATATAGACTACAAACAAATCATAACTAACTAAATGAAAGGAATACAGTTATGAAACCAATACGAAGTAATGAACTTGAATTCTTTAAGGAATTAGTAAAGGACAAGTTTCATGATAAAGAAGAAGCTGTAAGATCAGAAATCCATATGGAAGCTGATAGACTTGCAGAAAAAAGAAAAGTGTCTTTTCCGAAAGAGTGCGGGGTAGACAAAACTCTTAATCAACTTAAAAAAGTCAATGCAGAATATCTTGACTTTATAAGAACTAAATCTGTTGTTGAACAGCGATTAAGAGATAAAGTAAATGCTGTTGCAGAAATGGTCAGTAGCCGTTTAAGTAGATTATCAAAAACTAGAAGTTGGAATGAAAGTTTTGATAATTTTAATGTCAAGGAAGACGGCGTTGAATACTTTACAAATAAACTTGATGACATGTGTTTTCAGGAAGCAGAAAAACATATTAAAAAAGGTCATAAGATTTATAATTCTCTAAAAGAAAAAAGAGATAATTGTAAAGTTATTATCCACACTGGAAGCGATATCAACTCTACTGTTAAGACACTGCAAAAAGAAATGGCAAGTGCAGATATAAGACTTGCAATTCCTGAACAGTTATTACAGATTGCGGTAAAATAATATGGATTGGAATATTGTTTTATATATTGGTATGTTTTTAATGATAGGTGGTTTTTGCTTGTTCCTATATTCAGAAATGAAGTTGCGAGAAATAGATCGTAAATTATTTTTGAATGAACAATTACACAAAGCATTTATGGAAGCAAAAAAACAAAAACAAATGGAGTTTAAATTTGATAAGTAAATAAATAAACGAGGGGGTGGCAAATTTTGGCAGTTGCTTAAATGTTGCGACAGCATAACAGCCCCCTCGCTAAAAAATTATAGAGAAGAGCATGTGGGCGGGACCCACCCGGGAAAAAAAGAAAAAAATAAATTTAATGGGTTGACAGAATATAGGATTTTATGCGATACTCTCTTATTAACTTAACGAAAGGAATACAATGTTAGAAGTACACTACAACGCAATGAACAAGTACAACCAAGAGACTTTCAAAGATGATGAAAGAAAACAAGCGGATACTCTGGGTTGGTTGATGATGGCAATCGGAGTAAATGAAATCACAGAAAAAACTATTGATGAAATGATTTTCAGAACTAGGTTTTTAGATTTCGTTTGGGGTAAGTCTTACTTTAGACACGATCCAAGTGACGCTGCTCTTCGACAACTATTCAAAAATCATTTGGGTTTAAGAATAGTAATCACGAACCGAGGTCTAGTAAACAAAAACACTAGACATAGATTTATGGTTAATCAATTAAGAAATATAGAAAGGAATATTCTGGATAAAATTAAATAGTTTCGTTAAGAAATAGCCCATGCAGTTTTTGCATGGGCTATCCTACATTATCCTATGCACAAACTGCATACCACTCAGAGTTGTGTAGAGAAGAGCATGTGGGCGGGACCCACCCGGGCGCGCTTCGCGCGCTTTAAAAGGGGACCCTAAAGGAACTATATTGAAGTTTCACGTGAAACATTTTTGTCGATACCCCCTTTGTTTGATAGGGGTCCCAGACCTACCCTATATAGTTTGATTTACTCAGTCATTCGGGTATAATACTTTCTACCCACATTGAAATATATGCTAACAATACAAGATATTAATAAAATTCAAGATCCGATTGAAAGAAGAAAGCTTAAGATTCAGATCATACAGCGAGAGCAAAGAAAAGAACTTAAACAAGTTCGTAGTAAATTTTTACCTTTTGTAAAAAAGATGTGGCCAGATTTTATAGAGGGGTCCCATCATGATACCATAGCAGAAAAATTTAATAAACTTGCAACAGGAGAATTGACCCGTCTGATTATAAACATGCCACCTAGGCATACTAAATCTGAATTTGCATCGTTCTTTCTTCCTGCATGGATGATCGGACAGAATCCAAAATTAAAAATTATTCAAGCGACTCACACAGCGGAACTTGCTGTAAACTTTGGTCGTAAAACAAAACACTTAATTGATTCTCCTGAGTATCAAGCAATATTTAAAACAAGACTCCAGGAAGATAGTAAAGCTGCAGGACGTTGGAATACATCTGATGGCGGTGAATACTTTGCAGTCGGTGTCCAAGGTGCGGTAACCGGTAGAGGTGCAGACTTATTAATTATAGATGATCCACATTCAGAGCAAGATGTAAACTCACCTATCGCATTTGATAATGCATGGGAGTGGTATACTAGTGGACCACGGCAAAGGCTTCAACCAGGAGGTCGTATTGTTTTAGTTATGACTCGTTGGAGTACAAAAGATCTTACACAAAAATTAATTAACGCTCAGAAAAATGAAAATGCAGATCAATGGGAAGTTATAGAGTTTCCTGCAATCCTTCCAAATGGTAAACCAGTCTGGCCTGAATATTGGAAGCTCGAGGATCTTGAATCTGTAAAAGCATCTGCAGGTGTTGCGAAGTGGAATGCACAATACATGCAGAACCCAACTTCAGAAGAAGGAGCTCTTATCAAAAGAGAATGGTGGAAAAACTGGGAACACGAACAGATGCCAGTATTAGAACACATCATTCAAAGTTACGATACTGCATTTTTAAAAAAGGAGACAGCTG